TAAGACTCTCTTCAGAAGTATATGCTGAAAAGATAACTAAATTAAATGAAATAGAAACTAAAAGGTCTAACGATAGATTTTATGAACATCGAAGAACCGAAGATGTTTGTGAACTATAGTTCGGAAATAAAATGATAAGTACTTTATTACCTCTTTTAACCCCTATCATGGGTGACGTGTTAAAACGAATTATACCTGATTCAGATAAAAGAGCTGAGATAGAGAGAGAAACAAAGCTAGCCTTATTGGAACACGCTGACTCAATAGAGAAGGTTCGTGGTGAAATAATACTAGCAGAAGCTTCGTCAGGCAACTGGTTGACTGCTTCTTGGAGACCTCTTTTAATGTTAATCGTTATAGCTATTATAGCTGTTAACTATTTAGTATTCCCTATAATAGCAATCGCTTACCCAGAGATCATGAATAACGTACTGGAATTACCTGATCAACTCTGGAATCTACTAACTCTTGGTGTTGGAGGCTACGTTGTTGGCCGTTCTGGTGAGAAGATGGTAGACAAGTGGACAAACCCAAGTAAAGGAAAATAGATGTTAGGTTACTGTTGGAATGACAAGGATAAGCCTTGCGGTAAATGCTTTGGATGTTGGAATTTAGACCCTGCGTCTATATCAGCAACTGTTCAATTAAAAAGTGGTACAATGTTAACTTCTATATGTGTGTTTGATTACTGATGCCAAGTTCACCAGGATATAAAAGAGATTATAAAAGAGAACGTGCTCTTCAACTTAAATCACCTAAGTCTAACTTAGCTGCTAATGCTTCTCGTAAAAGAGCTAGGCGTATGCTAGAAAAAGGTGGACTAGTTAAAAAAGGGGATGGTAAAGATGTTGACCATAAGAATCGTAACCCTAACGATAATTCTGTTAAGAATTTGAGAGTGCAGCCTAAAGGGGCTAATCGTAGCTTTTCACGTAAGGCACAGGCTCATAAGTATAACAAAGGCGGCTATGTCGCTTGTGGTGCGTCTAACCCTGGAACCCACAAAAGAGGTAAATAATGGATTTAAGTAAGTATAAAGATGATTTGAACAGTATCGGATACGATATCTCAGCAGATCAAGTAGTTAATTCAAGAGGAGACGTTGTCGGTCAGTGTGACCCCTACGGCTCTTTTATATGTGGCATTAAAGAAATAATGGATATTGTTTCTGTTACTAAAAAGGTTACAAAACCAAATAAAAAGAAGTATGTAAGAGCTAGAGATGATAATGGTCACTTTATTGCCGATGACCCAGAAACATTAGACATCAATGAAGCTTGGAAAGAAGTAAAATAATGACAAAAAGAGCCCTCACAGAAAAGCAAGAGTTATTCTTAGCTGTTCTATTTGAACAAGCAGAGGGTGATCCTTTGAAAGCTAAGAAACTAGCAGGGTACTCAGACAATGTCCCTACTTCATCAGTTACAGCCTCCTTAGTAGACGAAATATCAGACCTTACTCGTAAGTTTATAGCACAGTCATCCACTAAAGCTGCATATACAATGTTCAAGGTAATGGGTGATGTAGACATGCTAGGTGCTAAAGAAAAGATGACCGCTGCTAAAGACCTTATGGACAGGGCAGGGTTTGTTAAGACAGAGAAGGTAGAAGTATCTACTGTAGAACCAGTGTTTATTTTACCTGCAAAGAAGGAAGAAGAGTAGTATGCCAGTTAAGAAAGACCCTAGACTAGCTAGAGCAGGTGTATCGGGCTTTAATAAACCTAAGAGAACCCCTAACCACCCTACTAAGTCCCATATTGTTGTTGCTAAAGAAGGTGACAAAATTAAGACTATACGTTTTGGGGAACAAGGGGCTAGTACCGCAGGTAAACCTAAAGCAGGTGAATCTGAAAAGATGAAAAAGAAAAGAGCATCATTCAAAGCTAGACATAGAAAAAACATTGCTAAAGGTAAGATGAGTGCTGCCTACTGGGCTGATAAGGTAAAGTGGTAATATGCCAGCTAAAAAGAAAACTAAAAGTAAAGTTAATGCGTCTGGTAACTATACAAAACCTACAATGCGCAAAAGACTGTTTGCTAAAATCAAAGCAGGAAGCAAAGGTGGAGCAGCAGGTCAATGGTCAGCTCGTAAAGCACAAATGCTTGCTAAGCAATATAAAGCTGCAGGTGGAGGTTATAAGAAATGAAGGCTCCTCAGAAATCACTTAATAAATGGACTAAAGAAAAGTGGGGTACTAAGTCAGGTAAACCATCTACTCAAGGCAAGAAAGCTACTGGTGAAAGGTACTTACCTAAAGCAGCCAGAGATGCCTTAACAAGTCAAGAATACGCAGCAACATCTGCTGCTAAACGTAAAGGTAAAGCGTCTGGTAAACAGTTCGTTAAACAACCAAGTAAGATAGCAGAAAAGACTGCTAAGTTTAGAGCTAACGAAGGAGGAGTAGTTATGAAGAAGGGTTATCATAGGATGCCAGACGGCAAGATGATGAAAGACTCAGACATGAAGAAGTCTGGTTATAATCATGGTGGTGTGGCTAAAAAGAAAATGAATAAAGGTATTAAGGCTCTTAAGAAAGCTGCACCTGCAGTAGCTAAGAGAATGGGTTATGGAAAAGGTGGTTACGTTGCTTGTGGAGCGTCAAACCCAGGTACTCAGAAAAAGAAGTACTAAATAACAACTTGACAAACTAATGTGTGTGTGATATAAGATGGCTAGAAAACAAGCCCCGACATTAACTGCTATTCCCATAGATCAAGCATGGAAGATTCCTAAAAGAGGTTTAGACGGGGAGTACTACCCAATAGTAAGGGTAGGTAGGCATATTCCTTTTGGATATGAACAAGATGAGGGTGATAAGGATATACTTCAACCTATACCCGCCCAACTAGAGATGCTAGAAATGGCTAAGAAATACTTAAAAGAGTATAGTTTACGCCTAGTCGCTAGATGGTTATCAGAGCAATCGGGTAGATATATTTCACATGTAGGATTAAACAAACGTGTCAGCATCGAAGAAAAACGAAGGTATACGGCCTCAGCCCATAGAGACTATGCAAGGCGTTACCAAGAAGCCAGTGAAAAAGCAAGGGTCATCGAAGAAGAAAGACTCGGTGGTAGAAGTACAAGAAAACTCGATAGAGAAGACTGAATCGACTACCACCTACGCACAGCCTAAACCAGAGCCTATAGATGTTGAAAAAGCACAAGATATTATCTTTGCACCTAATCCTGGCCCTCAGGAAGACTTCCTAGCTTCTAGTGAGCAGGAAGTTTTATATGGTGGAGCAGCAGGTGGTGGTAAATCGTATGCAATGGTTGCAGACCCTGTTCGTTACTTTAATAATGGACAGTCAAGAGCTTTACTAGTTAGACGAAGTACAGAAGAATTAAGAGAACTTATTTCAGTATCTAAGCAGCTATACCCAAGGGCTATCCCAGGTATTAAGTTTATGGAAAGAGATAAGACTTGGGTAGCCCCTAGTGGTGCTACTCTATGGATGTCATACCTTGATAGAGATGATGACGTTATGAGATATCAGGGACAGGCCTTTAATTGGATAGGGCTCGACGAACTTACTCAGTGGCCTTCTCCTTTTGCATGGAACTACATGAGATCACGTCTTCGTGCTACTAGTGCTTCCAAATTACCTCTTTACATGAGGGCAACAACAAACCCTGGCGGCCCTGGCCACTTTTGGGTTAAGAAGACTTTTATAGACCCTGCACCATCTAATACAGCTTTTCACGCTACTGACGAAAACGGTGAAGTAATAGCTTGGCCTAAAGGGCATAGACGAGAAGGTGAGCCTTTATTTAAACGTAGGTTTATACCTGCTAATTTATTTAATAATCCGTACCTAGCAGAAGATGGTATGTACGAGGCTAATCTACTATCAATGCCAGAGCATCAACGTCGACAGTTATTGGACGGTGACTGGAGTATATCAGAAGGTTCAGCTTTTTCTGAGTTTAGTGTTAAGAAGCATGTAGTTAAACCATATGATATACCAGACAGTTGGGCTAAGTTTAGGGCTTGTGACTATGGTTATGGTTCAATGACAGCGGTGTTGTGGTTTGCTGTAGCTCCTGATGAACAGATAGTTATATACAGAGAGTTGTATGTTAATAAGACTACTGCCTCTGATTTAGCAGACATGATTATAGAGATAGAGTCTGGTGAAAGAATAAGGTATGGAGTGCTAGATAGTTCTTTGTGGCACAATCGAGGAGATACTGGGCCTAGTTTAGCAGAGCAAATGATACAAAAAGGTTGTCGTTGGAGGCCATCTGATAGATCAAAAGGCTCTCGTATAGCAGGTAAAAACGAAATACACAGAAGATTACAAGTAGACGAGTTTACAGAGCAACCCAGACTAGTATTCTTTGAGACTTGTCGTAACATAATATCAGAACTACCTTCTCTTCCTCTTGATAAGAATAATCTAGAAGACGTAGATACAAAGAGCCCCATTGATCACGGTTACGATGCTCTAAGATACGGTTTAATGACTAGACCTCGATCATCACTTTGGGATTATGACCCTGCTACACAACGATCAGGCTTTCAGATGTCTGACCCCACATTTGGCTACTAAGGAATAAAACATGGATGAGTATGAAATAGACGAACAAGTAATGGAAACAATGATGGATGATGCAGAATCTTCCTTTGTTGACGATATATCAGAAGGTGAAACAACAGATGAGCCTGTAGGTAAGGTCGTTGGTTACGTTACTGATCGTTTTAAGAGAGCTGAGACAGCTAGATACACAGATGAAGAGCGTTGGGTTAAGTCTTATCGTAATTACAGGGGAATATATGGCCCTGATGTGCAGTTCACCAGTACTGAAAAGTCTAGAATATTTGTTAAAGTAACTAAAACTAAAGTATTAGCTGCTTATGGGCAGTTAGTAGAAGTATTATTTGGTAATAACAAGTTTCCTATCTCTATAGACCCTACAACGCTACCAGAGGGTATAGCAGAAGCTATGCATTTTGAGTCCAATCCAGAGATGCAGAAAGCCAAGGCTGATAAAGCCCCTGAGATTAGCCCTGAGGACTCCAAATTACGACCAGGAGAGACTATACCAGAACTTATGGAACGATTAGGTGGTTTAGCCGATATAATGGCCCCAGTATCCGATATTATGGAGGAAGGTGAAGGTAGAACTGCTACTGAAGTTACCGTACATCCTGCGATGGTAGCTGCTAAGAAGATGGAAAAGAAGATACATGACCAATTAGAAGAATCAGGTGCATCTAAGAAGCTTAGAACAGCTGCATTTGAATGTGCTTTGTTTGGTACAGGTGTTATGAAGGGCCCTTTTGCTGTAGATAAAGAATATCCTAATTGGGATGACGAAGGTAATTATAAACCTCGTGTTAGAACAATGCCTCAGTGTGATGCTGTTTCAGTATGGAACTTCTACCCAGACCCAGACGCTAATTCAATGGATGAAGCGGAGTATGTTGTAGAACGTCACAAGATGTCTAAGTCACAACTACGTGCACTTAAGAAACGTCCATTCTTCCGTAAGAATGCAGTTGATCTTGCTATGTCTTTTGGTAAGTCTTACACTAAAGAATGGTGGGAACAGGCTATGGAGGACGATGGGCAAGAAACAACTTCAGAGCGTTATGAGGTACTTGAGTTTTGGGGTTATGTAGACTCAGAAGTATTGGAAGACCATGATGTTGATATCCCATCAGAATTAAAAGATGTAGATCAACTTAACTGTAACATCTGGATTTGCAATGGACAAGTAATACGTTTAGTTATGAATCCATTTAGCCCTCAGATAATTCCATATTATGCTGTACCATACGAAGTAAACCCTTATTCATTCTTCGGTGTTGGACTAGCTGAAAACATGGATGATACACAGTCTTTAATGAATGGTTTTATGAGAATGGCGGTAGACAATGCTGCACTATCAGGTAACTTACTAATTGAAGTTGATGAAAACAATCTAACTCCAGGTCAGAATCTAGATATCTACCCTGGAAAAGTCTTCCGTAGAAACGGAGGTGCTCCAGGTCAAGCCATCTTCGGTACTAAGTTTCCTAACGTATCTAATGAAAATATGCAAATGTTTGACAAGGCACGTCAGTTATCTGATGAATCAACTGGTCTACCTAGTTTTGCTCACGGTCAGACGGGTGTATCTGGTGTTGGACGTACAGCATCTGGTATTTCTATGCTTATGTCAGCAGCTAACGGCTCTGTTCGTACAGTAATAAAGAACGTAGATGACTACTTACTTGGCCCTCTAGGTAAAGCCTTCTTCTCATTCAACATGCAATTTGATTTTGATGAAGACATAAAGGGCGACTTAGAAGTTAAAGCACAGGGTACATCATCTCTGATGGCTAACGAAGTTCGTAGTCAAAGACTAATGCAGTTCTTACAAGTTGTACAAAATCCTGCTTTAGCACCTTTTGCTAAAATGGATTATGTTATACGTGAGATTGCTGAGTCAATGGACTTAGACGCTGATAAGGTTGCTAACAGTTTATCTGAAGCAGCAGTACAAGCAGAGATACTAAGAAAGTTCCAAGAGGCTAACCCACCAGAAGTAGACCCTAATGCAGAGGCAGCAGCAATGCAAGCAGCTATGGGTGCTAGCGGCGGAGCCCCTGATGCAGGTGCAATAAATGTAGGTGGTGCTCCAGTGCCAGGAGAACAAGGTTTTTCAGGAAACACTGGTCAAACACCAATTTAATTAAGGTACTTAAATGATTCTCAAACAATTAGTAAATGATAAAACACTGTACGATGCTTTTGTAGAAGAGTTGGATATACGGATTAACTTCGCATATAAACAGTTAGAACAAAGGAATGAACCCTTGGAACTACACCGACTACAAGGTGAAATAAAAGCATTGCGTAGCTTGAAACAATTACGTGATAAAATCAACGGAGAGAGAACGGAGACATTTTAACAATGATGGATAAGAACAATAAGCTCTACGAAGAAGGTGGTTTAGCTACTGACGGTGTAGATGTAGACCCAGTGTCAGGTAATGATGTTCCTCCTGGTTCTAACGCAGAAGATGTAAGGGATGATATCCCTGCACAACTATCGTCTGGTGAGTACGTTGTACCTGCTGACGTAGTTAAATACTTTGGTGTAGCTCACTTTGAAAAACTAAGAGCTAAAGCTAAAGAAGGATTAGAGAGCATGGAAGAGGAAGGTCGTATGGGTGGTGAACCTATAGAAGAAACTCCTCAAGGTGTGTCAGATGAAGATTTAATGAACCTAGATGGTTATGCAACAGGTGGGATGGCAATGAAAGACTCAGACGTAAATAACATTATAGATAGAGTGAAGGCAGCTGCTAAGTCTGACCCTTCAGTATCTAATCTATTAAAAGCAAAAGGTATCTACATGCAAGACGATAATGTAGGGCCAAAAGTATCGGGACAAGCAGGGCCTCGTAAATATAATGAAGGTGGCACTACTGATTTAAACGCAACAGGTACAACAGGTAACTTTAATCCTTATACATACACTCCAGGGTTTTCTGTTGAGTCAGGAACCACAGGTACAGCCCCTACAGTCGTTGGTGCTCCTGCAGTTCCTGAAGTTCCTACAACTGCAGTGAGTTCAACACCTGCGCCTGTACAGTGCCCAAGTGGTTACACACTAGACCCAGTTACTAACTCTTGTGTACCTATTACAGGTAAGAGTGACAGTAAACCACCACAAGTAGACCCAGAAGCTTGGATGAAAAAGTATGACTACACAGACCCTGCTGTACTTATGGAACAGTCACTAGATACACTCAACATGGGTGAGACAGAAGAAGAGCAAGGTTTCTTAGAAAAAGCTGCAGGTGTAGTATCTGGATTCTTTGACAATGGTATCTTTGGTAAAATATTTAAAACACAGAAACATGCTGAAGTATTAGCTAATGCGTCTGTACTAGAATCACATGGTTATACAGACGAAGCTGCTAAATTACGTGAAGCTGCAGGTGGTTATGCTGAGTCTAACAAGTTAAAGTTAGGTGGGTTCTTTGACTCAACTACAACTTTAACTAAAATGGCAATGGGTGCTTATGGTATGACTGAAATGATGAAGGGTGGAGGAGACCGTATGGCGACTAACACTAAAACTAAAAAAGCTGATGAGTCGCCTGACACAAACACTCGTTTTCTCAAGTCATCTGGTAAGGAATACCGAGATGCAGGTTTAGCTCTAGCTCGTAAAATAAAGGACTACAGCCCTAGTACCCAAGCTGCTCTTCAGTCTAAAATAGATAGCGGTGATGCTAGAGGAACATCTTGGAAGGGCGGTTCTGTAGTTACTAATCAATCTAAACCAGGAATAACTTCTAAGAACACATCCGGCCCTGCAGGTCAAGGTATGCCTTCATCTTCTGCACCTAAGTCTGTAGCTCAGCGTAAGGAATCAGCAGCCAAAAAGTACGGTGGTTTAGCTACTGGAGGTAGAGCTACTGGTGGGTTAGTAGATAAAAAGACTAAACTAAATAAAAAAGGTTTAGCTTCTAAACCAACTAAAAAATAACAACACTAAAGGTAGGGGCGAGCAGCCCTTATCAACTCCTAAATAACTAAGGCCACTCAGCTACGGCTGACCCCAACATAAACAAAAGGATGTATAATATGGCTCAAGAAATGGTAAAAAAAGTAGACACCAACAAGGCAATGATGTCAAGAGGTACTAACTACGCACTTAAACAGTCTCGTATGAACAAAGACGAGGAAGAATTGGAAGCTTTGTTAGCAGAGCATAAAGGTGAAGAAGTAGAAATAGAAGCAGAAGAAGAGTCTTCTGAAGAAGTGACAGAAACACCAGTAGAAAAACCAGTAGAGTCAGAAGAAGAAGAAGAGTCTGATGAGAACTTAAGTAGAGAAGAGAAGTCCTTCAAGAAGCGTTATGGTGATCTCCGTCGACATATGGCTGACAAAGAGAAGGAATGGAAAGAGCAGATGGAATTACAAACATCAGCTCCCCTCAGAGCTCCTAGTTCAGATGAAGACATTGAAGCATGGGCAGAGAAGTACCCAGACGTAGCAGCTATAGTAGAAACTATTGCATCTAAGAAAGCAGATGAGAAGTTTGCTGTAGCAGAAGAAAGACTACGTGAGTACGATGAAGCAGCTTATGAAGTAGAAAGAACTAAAGCAGAAACAACTATTCGTAAATCACATTCAGACTTTGACGAGTTAAGAGACTCAGATAAGTTTCACGATTGGGTAGAAGACCAACCTAAATGGGTACGTGATGCCTTATATGAGAACTCAGATGATGCAGCTAGTGTTGTAAGAGTTATTGACTTGTATAAAGTAGACAACAACATGACCCCTTCAGCTAAAAAGAAAGCCAACAAAGATGCAGCTAAGACTGTAACTAAACGTGGTACACCTGCTGTAGATAGTGATGGTGCTAACCAAATGATTAAAGAATCTCAGGTATCTAAAATGACTGATAAACAGTTTGAGGATAACTACGATAAAATACAAGCAGCTATGGCCTCTGGTAAGTTCGTCTATGACGTAACAGGCAAAGCTCGTTAATACCTACATACTTAATTAAGTGCTTGACAGACAAGTACAAGTATGGTATAACTGTTGATGTCCTGCTAGACCTATATGTAAGGTTAGTCAGGGCATCTTCATAGGCTCATATTGAGTCATAGAACACTAATAAATCTTTAAGAATTACCTGACAATAAAGGCCCGATTAGTAAGACTGGCAAGTTGACCTAAGAGCACCCTTGAAAACTCAGCCCCTTATCCAGATTGTTTTAGGTTCATTTAACCGAGATACATTTAAGTATCTTATTTATTAAGCCAATCATCATAAAGGATATTAATCATGGCTTTTGCATCAGCATCAGGTTACACAAACCTACCGAATGGTAACTTTTCTTCAGTTATCTATTCCAAGAAAGTACAACTTGCTTTCCGTAAGTCCACAGTTTGTGGCGACATTACTAACTCTGACTATTTCGGTGAAATAGCTTCTCAAGGTGATACAGTTAAAATTATCAAAGAACCTGAGGTAAGCGTTTCAGCGTACAAGCGTGGCACAACTATTGCTGCACAAGATTTAGCAGATACAGACTTCTCATTAGTTGTAGATAAAGCAAACTACTTTGCATTTAAAATCGACGATATCGAAGAAGCACACTCTCACGTTAATTTCATGGACATGGCTACAAACCGTGCGGCTTTCCGCTTGGCTGATCAGCATGACCAAGAAGTATTGGGTTACTTAAGTGGTTACAAGCAAGCTGCTTTACATGCTAACGCAGCTGCAGTTAACGACCAAGTGAATGGTACTAAAGCTGACTCAGCAGCTGGTTCAGACGAACTACTTGCAGGTAACAAGTTGAAAAAGGGTGACTTCGGTAACATTACTACAACTTCAGCAGGTGATCATGCGATTCCAGTTGCAGCTCGTTTACCAGGAGCAACTGCTCTACCAACAGCCTATGTATCACCAGCAATGTTGATTTCACGTATGGGCCGTTTGTTAGATCAAAAACAAGTAGACACTGCAGGTAGATGGCTTGTACTCGACCCTATCATGATGGAAATCCTTCGTGATGAAGATTCACGTTTGTTTAACGCAGACTTCGGTGAGTCAGGTGGATTACGAAACGGTCTAGTCTTGAACAACTTCCACGGTTTCCGTGTATATACTTCAAGTAACTTACCAGCAGTAGGTACTGGCGCAGGTACAACAGGTACAGCTAACCAAAATGCTAACTACGGTGTTATCGTAGCTGGACATGACTCAGCAGTAGCAACTGCAGAGCAAATCAACAAAACAGAGACTTACCGTGACCCAGATTCATTCGCTGACATCTGCCGTGGTATGCACTTATACGGACGTAAGATTTTACGCCCAGAAGCGTTGGTAACAGCTAAATACAACTTAGCATAAACTAAACGAATACAGGGAGTCCCAATTCTGGGGCTCTCTATTTACTTTCTAATACCATTAAAAGAGGAAATACATTATGGCTTTTATCGCTGATACCGTGTTTGATAATGGGCTTACAGTAGTAGATACTAACGGTACTCGTTTAGATATCTGTTCAGCTGAGCCAACTACTTACGCACAAGCAACTTCAACTTTAACACTTGGTAACGATACAGTTAACACAGGTGCTCCTGAAAATGGTGCAACTGATGGTCGACGTGTAATCGTTCCTGCTATTACTGCAGGTACTGTAACAGGTACAGGTACTGCAGCTTTCTGGGCATTGACTAACGGCTCAAACACACTATACGCAACTGGTTCTTTGAGTGCTTCTCAAGCTGTTACTACTGGTAACACTTTCTCATTAGACGCAGTTTCTATCACTATCCGTGACGCTTAGTAGGCGTTAGTAGATATGGCTGATCACAACTTACAAGCAAGTGCTCCTAATCAGGCACTCTATGGTACAGATACTTATGGTTCTGGAACATATGATACCCCTGGTATTGTTACAACGTCTGAGGTCAGCCAACCTGCTTTTCATAAAAACCTTCAAGCATCTAATACCAACTTATATGGTAGTGCCCGTTATAATGACGATGTCTACGGTGAATCTCGCCGTATATTTACACGTACTGAAGTATCATCACCTGCAATAGGTCAAGTTCTTCTAGCAGACGATGCGATATCTCAATCAGAGTTTTCATCACCAGTTATAGCTCAATATCAGACTATACTAGCTGACGACACAATAACACAGCAACCATCTGAAGTTACAACAGCTGCATTCAGTGAATTGAATATATTCACAGCTGTAAGTGTAGAGACTTCTACATCTGAAGTAAATATTCCATCAGTAGATGAGAATAATATACTAGACCCTGCAGGGGCTATGTCTTCTACTACTTTAACTGTACCAGTTATTAGACAGTACCATACTATACTTGCAGACGATTTAAGCTCTGTAACAGAAATAACAGAGCCTGTAATAACACAACTTCATCCATTCAACTCAGTTAGTTTGGTATCAGATACAGAAATAACAGTACCTGTCTTTAGTGAATTAAACATATTTACTAATATACCTAATCAACACATTTCTACTACAGAAGTGACAGTTCCTGGTTTTGCACAAGTAGAAACTTTAGAAGCTCCTGATTTAAACTCAGTAACAGAAGTAACTAATCCAGTATTTACTCGGATAGACTACCAATTTACACCAGATGACATCGAAACAGTATCAGAAGCACCAACTGTAGGAGTTTCAGAAAGTAATGCACTAGGTGCAACACCTGTAAACACCCCTACGTCTGTAGTGTCATCCCCAGATGTAGATGAATTAAATATACTTGATGCTACTGATCTTAGCTCCTCTACTACTTTAACTGTAGCAGGGGTATCTGAGCATAACATATTCTTAGCTAACAGTACTGAAGCACCTAGCTTAATTACTGAACCAGTTATAAAACAGTTAGAAGTTTTATCTTCTTCTAGTGTAGAGTCTGATACAGATGCACAAACAGTAACAGCCGTAATTAAAGTTAACTTTATATCGGTAGAAACTAAGTCTGACCCAGAGGTCTCAGCCCCTATTATAAGACAAGCTCAAGAAATACTAGTAGTAAGCACAGAATCTACACCAGAAGTAACAACAAATAATATTAATCAATCACAGACTCTTGAAGCTGTAGACACAAGCTCTGTAGTTTCTCTTGCACCAAGACCTGTTGTAATAGATTTAAAACCTATTGAACAAGACACAACTAGAACATTGTTAGTACCTTCTGAATCAAGAATAACAATAGTAGGGAGAGCCGCATAATGAAATGGCCTATCAAAGACCCAAGTGAAATACTAGACTACTCAATAGATTGGTCAAGATTCCTGGAAGGGTCAGTAATACAGTCAGTACAGTGGTTTATAAAAGACGCAAACGGAGTTAAGACACAAGTATCTCAATCAGACACCGTAAATGGTCTAACACTTTTTTCTCAAGTAAGCACTAATACAGTAGCTACAGCTCGTTTTGGTGCAGGTTTAAATAATATAAAGTACAGAATAACTTGTGCTATAACATATGATACTCATTTAGTAGCTGAAAGAGTCGTACAACTACCAGTAAAGGATAGATAATATGGCTTACAACTACCTAGAATTAGTAAATGATTTAAACCGTAGGGTAAATGAAACAGAGTTAAATAGTGATAACTTTGGAAGCTCTACTGGTTACTACAACACAGCTAAAGATGCTATAAATGCTTCGATTAGACTACTAAATCAAGAAACTTTTCAATGGCCTTTTAACTTTATTGAACATGAAGAAGACTTAAGCCCTGGTACAATGAGGTATGACAACCCATATAACTCTAAAACAATAGACTACAATACATTTCGTATTAAACGTAATGATTCTTTAGGCAACTCTACTTCGCTGTTAAAAAGGATGGACTACGAAGAGTACTTAGCTAAGCATGTTGATGACGAGTACAATGATAGTACTTCAATAAGAGCCATGCCAACCCATGTAATTAAAGCTCCAGGAAATCAGTTTATACTTTACCCTTCTCCTGACAAAGAATACGAAATTATATTTGAAATGTATTCACTTCCAGTAGACCTTATCTTACACTCAGACGTACCTTCTGTTCCAGAAGCTTATAGACATATAGTGATTGATGGGGCTATGTACTACGTTCAGATATTCCGTAATGACAACCAATCAGCTCAAATGTCTTTAGGTAAGTTTAATGAAGGTGTTAAGAACATGAGAAGTATTTGGATTAATAGATTTGAATATATCTACGATAAGAGGGTGCACTTTTAATGGCTACAGGTTGGGAATCATTTCCACTAGAGCTTAAAGGTGGATTAATCAGCAATATGTCTAGGCTACAACAAGGTGTTAAAGCTCCTGGTTCTGCTAGACGGTTAGTTAACTTTGAACCATCTGTTAAGGGTGGTTATCGTCGTATTAATGGTTATGCTAAGTATGATAGTAATGTAATACCTTCTTATGGTACTCCAGTTGTTCAAGGAAGTTCACAAACAGGCACTACCCTAACCATTGCTAATATGTTTTTAAAAGCAGAAGATGGGTCTAAATTGTCTGTAGGCGGTGTCTCAGGTGTTTATACCGTAATATCAAGTACTTGGTCATTTTCTAATAAAGAATCTGTATTAACTATAACTCCTTCACTATCGTCAAGCCCTCAAGATAAAGCAGAAGTTACCTTTGCTAATAGAGTAGGTAAAGCAGAAGGTTTATACTGGTTTTCTGATACAGAGACTAATTCAAACGTAGCACTTGTTTTAAGAGATGGTAGTTTGTTTACTACATCAGGTGGTGGTTTTACAGATATAAGTGCTCCTGGTTATGGTACTGTAAGGGTTAAACACTCAGGACATACTGGCTCTACAATGGATATAGACGGTATTACAGATGATGATAACGGCCCAAGAATAGGTGATACATTTAGTATTGCAGGTGTAGAAAAAGTATATACAGTTTTAGCAACTCCAACAATTTCATCAGGACACTGTGTTATATCTATATACCCTGCTTTGGCCAGTGCACCTGCTGATAATGCTCTTATAACATTTATGGGACGTAATCAAACAGGTGGTTCTAAAGCTAGATTCCAGAACTTTAACTTTGATGGTACAGAACGTCTTGTAATGGTTGACGGAGCTAACTACCCTATTACTTGGAACACTAATGAACCTGTAAATATAATAGACGGTACTACAGATGTACTAGGTGCGGAAGTTGTATCTCAATTCCATGATCACCTTTTCTTTGCTAAAGGCTCTTTATTAAGTTTTACAGCTCCATTTGCTCAGAATGATTTTAGTACATCAAACGGGGCAGGAACTTTAAGGTTGCCTTCCCGTATTACAGGTCTAGTAACATTCCGTGATAAACTTATTATCTTTACTAACTCTAGTATACACCAATTAACAGGTACTAGTGTGTCTACATTTCAATTAGCAGAAATAGTGGAAGATATTGGTTGCTCAGAGCCAGACACTATTCAAGAAGTTGGTGGTGATATTATGTTCATGGGGCCTGACGGTCTAAGGTTCTTAGGTGCTACTACCCGTATTGGTGACTTTAACTTATCTTTAGCTTCTCGTAACATACAAGATCAAGTTACTCAATTTCGTACAGACTATACAGATATAGTTTCTTTAACTATTAGAGGTAAATCACAATACCGTATTATGGGCTTTGTATCAGGTCAGACGGAGACTAATGCCAAAGGATTTATAGGTACACAGTTTGCTGATCAAGATGCTAATAGCTTTGCGTGGTCTGAGACTAAAGGTATAAAAGCATACCGAGCTACATCAGTTAACACAGGACAAAACGATGTATCATTAATTGTTGGTGAGACAGGATACGTTTATAAACTAGACATAGGTTCTACTTTTGATGGTAGTGCTATAGCTTCTTCTCTATTTACGCCTTTCATGGCAATCAATGACCCTAGAGTAAGAAAAACTATGTACAAAGCTACTTCATTCTACGACCCAGAAGGTTCTGTGGACGGTAGCTTAACATTTAAGTATGACTTCCAGAGACCTGGGGTTATACAACCTTCTGCTTCATCATTAAATGGTGGTGGATCATTCTCTGTATTTGGCGAGGCTGTACTAGGTACAGACGGGTACGGAGGCAACCCTGAGACAGTTATAGAAACAAATACAACTGGCTCATTTTTTACAATATCATTACAATACGAATTTAATGCAATTAACCCACCATTTATAGTAGACACAGTTCTACTTGAATACTCAAACAACGATAGGAAATAGACATGGGAACAGGTTATACACGTAACGATACATCTAACAACATAGCCAACGGTAACGTGATTGACGCTGCTGACTTGGATGGTGAGTTTGATGCTATAGCAACAGCATTTGGAACATCTGGGCATTCCCATGATGGAACGACTGCAGAGGGTGGAGCTATTACAGTAGTCGGCCCTACACAAGAATTCTTAGGAGACGGAAGTTCATTCTACCCTAAGTCAGACGCTACTTACGATTTAGGTAAGTCAACTGCTTCATTTGATGTAGCATATGTTGAGTCAATTAACTTAGGTGGTACAGGTATCACTGCTACTGGTACTGAACTTAACTACACAGACGGTGTTACTTCTAACATACAAACACAACTAGGCACTAAACTACCGTTAGCAGGTGGAACAATGACTGGTGCTATAAATATGGGGTCTAATAACATTACTACAACAGGTAAAATGTTATTTGCTAATATGTATGCAACAGAGGGTGATTTACCTAGTGCCTCTACTTATCATGGTATGTTTGCTCACGTACACGCTACAGGTGCAGGTTACTTTGCTCACGGTGGTTCATGGGTTAAACTAGCAAATGATTCTCAAATATCAGACGAGAACTTTACAACTGCTGACCATTCAAAATTAGATGGAATAGAATCAGGTGCAACAGCTGATCAAACTAAATCTGACATTGAAGGTCTAGGCATTGATGTTCCAGCAACTAATCTTACAGGAACAATTCCAGCGGCTCGTTTATCCACAGCAGTCACTCAAGCTGAAACCGATGATAGTACAAAGATTGCTACGACTGCTTATGTTTCAGATAAGATTACAACACTTATAGGTGGTGCACCAAGCACACTCAATGATCTTAACGAATTAGCAGCAGCTATTAATGATGATGCTAACTATAACTCTACACTTACAACTGCATTAGGTACTAAAGCAGCTAAAACTACATCAATATCTGCAGGTAGTGGTCTTAGTGGTGGTGGTGATTTAAGCGCTGACAGAACTATATCACACGCTGATACATCTTCACAATCATCTGTTAATAACTCTGGTCGAACATATATTCAAGATATAACTCTTGATACTTATGGTCACATTACTGGAATAACATCTGCTACAGAAACAGTTACAAACACTAACACTACTTACAGTGCAGGTAATGGTCTTGGATTGTCAGGTACAACTTTCAATGTAAATGGCGACCAACGTGGTAACATTACTTATATGGGTCGTGACACTAACGACTATATTGGCGTTGAAACTACCGCAATTAACTTTGTACTTGATGGCAACGTAGATATGAAGTTAGAAAACGATGGTGACTTACACGTTGATGGTAACGTTGTTGCTTACTCTACAACTACTTCAGATGAGCGTCTTAAGAAAGACATCGTGAAGATTGACAATGCTTTGGATAAAGTATCTCAGTTAAACGGTTACACATTTGAGTACTTGAACGATGGTAAGAAGTCTGCAGGTGTTATCGCTCAAGAAGTTGAAGCAGTAATGCCAAGTGCGGTTTCAGAAATGAAACTACCACTTAAGTCAGATGATGACCAAGAGTACAAAGTTGTTCAGTATGACCAATTACATGGCCTACTAATTGAAGCAATCAAAGAATTGAAAGCTGAAATCGAAACACTGAAAGGTTAAGTTATGGCGATACAGAATAGTGGCCAAATAGCCATGAGTGATATTATGACCGAGTTGGGTATCTCAGGTCAAACTGCTATGAATGACGCTGACGTCAGGGGTCTTATTGATAAGGCTTCTGGTGCTCAGATGTCTATGAGTGAATGGTACGGTGCGGCTAACGCATTTGCTTTTAATGCTCCTTCAGGTAATACTTCAAACGCAACATTAAGTACATTGGCAACAGCCGCAGGGTGGGATGGTTCTACTCCTGTAGTTATGACTATACCTAGTGGTTCTGTTTTACATGCAATTTCTAACACTAGTAATTTTGGATTAATAATAGATGTTGCTGATTCAACTATAGTTAACAACGGAGCTATAACAGGTTATGGAGCTAATAGAGAGGCAGATGGTGGTCACGCTGTAAAAATAAACGTGACTGGTATTACACTGCAAAATAACTCTGGTGCTTTCCTTGCAGGAGGCGGCGGTGGCGGTCATGGTAACGGTGCAGGTTATCCTAGCTATAATCCTTTTGGCGGTGCTGGGGCAGGGCAAAGAACTCCTGGTGAAACAGCTCCTGCGGCTTCAAATAGCCCTGGATTTGGTTACATAAATGCTAACTGTTATGGTTACTCATATGGTAACGTAAACGCAGGGGCAGGTGGAGATCAAGGTACTGGTGGTACTGGTACTTGGGTTTATCATCAGCAATCTTGCCATACTGGTGGTCATGGGTTTAACTATTTCGCTTCTAGGATATCGGCAGGGGGCTCTGTGTTAAGTGCAACTCAAAATAATGATGGGTCAGACTCTATGGGCGGCGGAGGCGGCGGCGGTTGGGGTCGCTCTGGTCGTGGTAGTAATGGTGGTGCTGGTGGTAAAGCTGTTGAGGATTCTGGTAATACATACACTTTAACTAATAATGGTACGATATATGGAGCTACAACATGACGCAAGAAGTTATACCGCATAACCTTGAAGTTGGTTTTTACAAAATTAGAACAAGTGATGGAGAATACTCTCCAGTGTTTCATATAGAAGAAGAGTGTGTTATTGGTTTTGTATCAACTGCTGAAGTTATTAAAGTAGATGAGCCAGAAGGGTTTTTTGCAAGTACAGAACTTTCTCAAGCTAGATTAGACATATGTAATAGTTGTGATAAGAAAACTTTAAATATTTGTAGTGTTTGTAAGTGTTTTATGCCCGCAAAAACCATGATTGCAAGCTCCGCTTGTCCAGATAATAAATGGTAGCAAGTAAATCTAAATAAATATAAAATAGTACTTGACAGATGTGTAAAACATGTGTATAATTAACTTAAGGTTGCCCCCGATGTATATAGGTATACTATATGGTTATAGACAAGTACAAAGCTGTAGTAGATGGTATTAGCTTATTGGAGTTAGGAGATATACACTCTTATTATACTCCAAGTCATGTTAATACCTTTCTCCTTCTTCCTATAGAACATGATAAGATAAGAATCTATTATGAAGACGATAAGCCTGTAGGACTAATAACTTGGTGTTGGTTATCAACTACTAAGTCTAATCTCTTCTTAAACGATAAATATCAACCTACTGCAGAAGATTACAAACAAAATACCTCAGATGATTTATGGGGTATAGAATTCATAGCTCCTTTTGGTCATACACGTAAGATGATGAGAGCCATAAGGAACACGACTACAGAACTATACGGAACCGCTAATCAAGTCCACTTCCGAAGATTCTATAATAGGAACAAGTTACACAAGAGGATGTTCTAAGAATGTATAATCCATTTTCAATGCAAAGAATACTTAATCCAGTTGGTTCTGGTATGATTACTTATGGTGGTACAGATGAAGGTAAGGAGCAAGCGGCTAATAGACCTACTACTGCACAACCTATTACTAATACTAACACAGGTGCTGTTATAAAAGATAGTCAAGGTAATGCTGTAATGGGTAGTGACCCTGCTACCCTTCAAGAGCGTTCAGCTTATCTAGATAGAAGTGGTGATGATCAAAACAATCAGATAAATACTCCTGGAAATCAAGTAAGCCCTATCCAGGATATTAGTATGCCATTGTACGGTACTCAAGGGCCAGAGAATAACCCTACTACTGCAAATGCTATACTAATGGCAGAGCCTGAGTCATACAACTACACATATGAAGAAGCTGTAGCAATCAGAGACAGAAAAAGCAGAGATGTACTGAACCCTGCTAAACAAGCAGCAGTAGACGCAGCTATAGCAAAAGGCCCAACACCTCCAACTAAAGAGGAGTTAGCTAAACAACAGTCAGATAAGATTAAGACTGCATCAGGTAATATGATGGAAGCTTCTGTTACAGCCCCTGGGACTATGGCTACTACCGCCGCAGTCGATAAAATAGACCCGAATGCTGAAGGAACTACCATTGCAGCAGGTACTGGTGCACTAGACCCTAATGCTCCTCAGATAACAACACCTGACACGTTCAACGCAGCCTCTGTAGACCCTGTTAAAGCAGCGGACAGTGTAAAGGCAGAGACAGATAGTGTAACAGCTGTACAAGGCACTGTTGACCCTAATGCTTTAGTAGACGCTGAAACTAAAGACCCTGCTACTTTATCGGCTAGAGAGTTAGAAGCACAACAAATTGCAAATGCACAGAAAGTATCACCTACCGCTAAACGTATTATAGAGTCTGGAGAACTGATCTCAGGTTCTGCGGTAGACATGGCAGAAGTTAACGCAGCTCTTGATATACAAGCAGCTCAAGCAAACCCTTCAGAACAAGCTACAGTAAAAGGTCAACTAAGCCAGTTGATGTTAGACTTTGATAGCACTAATCCTCCTGCATGGGCAGCAGGTGCATTGCGTAATGCATCGGCACAGATGGCACAAAGAGGTTTAGGTGCTTCTTCTATGGCAGGTCAAGCACTTGTGCAAGCAGCTATGGAATCAGCCCTACCAATAGCAATGGCAGACTCACAGACGTTTGCTAAGTTTGAATCACAGAATTTATCTAATAGACAACAAACAGCTATGTTTGCGGCAGAACAACGTGCTCAGTTCTTGAACCTAGAGTTCTCACAAGAGTTTCAAGCAAGAGTAGCTAATGCATCTAGAATAGCTGATGTAGCTAATATGAACTTTACTGCTGAACAGCAGATAGCTCTTGAGAACGCTCGTATGGCTCAGACAGTAGACATAACCAATCTTAACGCTGTAAATGCTAAGATGATGGCTGATGCAGCTGCTATGTCACAGATGGATATGCAAAACTTAAATAATCGTCAACAAGCGGCTGTTATGAATGCTCAGGCTTTCATGCAAATGGATATGAAGAACTTAGACCTTCAACAACAAACTGATCTATTTAAAGTACAGTCTAACATACAAGCTATCTTTAGTGACCAAGCTGCTACTAATGCAGCTAAGCAGTTTAATGCATCTAGTGAAAACCAAACTAACCAGTTCTTTGCTAATATGGCTACACAAGTACAGCAGTTTAATGCAGGTATGGAAGTTCAACGTGATCAGTTTAACTCACAAAACGCATTAGTAATAGCTCAAGCTAATGCTCAATGGAGACAGAACACTACTACAATTAACTCACAAGCTCAAAACGTAGCTAATCTAGAGTCAGCTAAAGCAGCTAATCTGTTTACACAGCAGATATTAGATACAGTATGGCAACGTGAGCGTGACATAATGGACTACGCATTTAAACAATCTGAAAGTGCTACTGATAGGGCACTTAGTGTTTTCTTGGCTAATGAGTCTAAGACGTTATCTATGTGGGAAACTGAGCAAGCTAATAAACAAAAAGACAAAGAAGGTATTGGATACCTATTCGGTCAAATGCTAGGAGGGATGTAGTAATGGTTCCAATGAATAAAGGTGTATACCTTAAGAACTTAGAAATGGCCCGTAAGGCTCTAATAGAAAACCTACAGTCAGACATAGGTGAAGAAGCTCCAGAAGATACAGTAGAAGAGGAGTCAAGTGAATCAGGTTTGATGCGCCCACGTCTACGTCCTCAGAGTGTAGAAAAACAGTCAATGCCAGAAGAAGGTATGGGGTTATCTATGATGAGGGCCTTTCAGAGACCAAAAGCTAGGCCAGAGGGTCTTGGAATGAAATCATTTGCTATGAAACTCAAAGACTCAGAGAGTAGTGGTAAGTCAGATGCACAGATAAAATTAGATGATGGTCGTAAGATGACTGGTTCTTATCAGTTTTCAGACGCTAGACTAAAAGACTTTATGAAATCAGAAGGTATGGAGTTTTCTACAGAAACATTCAAACGTAAGCCTAAGTTACAAGAAAAAGTATTTGAATGGCATATGAAAGATATTGATTCTACTATTGACAAATTAGATAAGTCTGGTAAAATGTCAAGAGATGGTTTAAGAGCAGTAGCTCACTTAGGCGGTAAGACAGGTATGAAGAAGTTCTTTAAAACTAACGGCAAGTATGACCCTGCTGATAAGTTCGGAACTAAGCTATCTGACTACTACAACAAATTCAAATAAAGGAATATGTAAATGATTATACCTGGACAGTCGCTGACTGCAGAGCCAAAGAACGCACCATACGAAAACCCACCTGAGTATAATACTCCAGAAGATGCTCTTATGTGGCATTTAACACGTCTTCAAGATGAAGATAAGTTTAAAGCACTAGCAGATACTTTAGAATTAGGTCTTGACGTTGTAACAATCACTGAGGGTCTGCTACGAGGTGCAGTGCTTAATGGGAGGCATAGCATAGATGTATCGTTACTTATAGCACCAGTTATACACGAGTACATCACATCTACTGCCGATAAACTAGGCATTGAGTACGATGAAGGTTTACCTGATAACAGTGAGCTAGATGACGCAATCGAATACCAAATCAACGAAAAGAAAGCTAAAGACATGCTTGCTGATCTTGATATGGAGGTTGAGGACGAAGAAGTTGAAGAGCCTATGCAAGAAGAGTTATCAATAGATACGCCTATGGAAGAACCTAAAGGTTTAATGGCTAGAAAAGGAGAAGAGTTATGAGTTTCTGGTCAGGTGTAGCAAAAGGGTTTAAGGACGCTAAAGAAGCGAAGGCAGAGCAAGAAGAGCTAGAGGCACGTAGAGCAGAACGTAAAGAGGCCTTTGAGTATAATGTAAAAAGGGACGAGATACTTGATCAACGTGCTGAAGCTAAGAGGATTGAGGATTTACGTCAATGGAATATCACTAACGATAGAGCTGCACTGATTTATGAACAAGATCGTACAGATAGATTAGCAAGAGAAGAACTAGCTCAAAAGAATCTTGATCGTGGTTTCTTTGCTGATCAAAAGTGGAAAAAATCAGAATGGGGTATGAAAGTTGAGAAGTGGGATTTAACTAAACTTACTGCTGAACAAACTAAAGAGAGAGCAGATGCTCTGTTTGATAATACACTTGAGATGCAACAGTATGGTAAACTAAGAGATCGTGCAGAAGATTTACGAAAGAATAGAGCAGAAGCTAGAGCAATAGCCGAAACACTTCGTCAAATAGAGATAACTAAGTTTAATCAAAAAATTGCTGATGAGAACTATGCATTTCGTGAAAAGCAGTTTGTAGAACAGACTAGAGCAGCAGGTGTTTCTGAAGAGTTAGCACAGCAAGGATTCCAACTTAAAAAAGATGAGTTAGAAATTAAGAAAGCTAAAGAAATGATGTCTATGATACCTGCTAGCTTAGCTAGTATCATTGCAGGAGAAGGTGGAGGTTCTGCAGGTTCTAAAGGACATGCTATGTCTGTAGAAGCTATGACTTCAGGTTCTAAGTTATTTAACGCTGAGTATAAAAACCTAAGTGATGAAGCTAAAGAGTCTGATTTCTTTAAAGCAGCAGCTAATAGCCCTGCTACTCAAGCAACTCTTATGGCTTTTGTGGAACTACAAGCTAAGAAGGGTAACACAGTAAAACTAGATGAGTTACCTAAGTACTTTAGACATGCAGGTTCTGTTGATGGTAGAGGTGGAGCTGAAGCTAAAGAAACTATTGATGCTCTTATGAGTGGTGAGATGGATTTAAACGATAAAGATTCTTTTATTAAAGGTCTTTTATCTCTTAAGAACTATAAACCTGCTGAAGAGTTATTCATACAAACAAGTGCACCTGATGACCTTAAAACTAAGTCTGAGAAGATTAAGTATTGGGAAACTGCTATTGAAACAGATGCTTATAGAAAACTTGATAGCTTCCCACCAGAAGATCGTCGTAAGATAGACAATGCTCTAACAGGACTACAACGTAAAGAAAGACGTACAGAGTCACTAGACGTACTAGCTTCTTATGGTTTAGGTATGGATGCTGTAACAGAGAATAACATGGCAGATATAGGTGTTATTAAGTCTTACTATGGTAATCAACTAGATAAACCTGTAGAGGTAAAAATAGACAAAGTAGACGAAGTAGAAGACCCTATTGTACCTCTTGTTAACCCTGAGTTACCTAGTTCTTCTAACGCAACTGATGATTCAATATACGAAGCTAAGTCACCACAAGAGTTTATGAAAGCTAAAGACAGTGGTTATACAGGCCCAATTAGATACAAAGGTAAAATATATGATCGTAATGAATCAGGAGATTCTGGTCAAGAGGCTATGCTAACTAATGATAAAGGTGAGCAACTTAGTGTAGAAGATGCTATCGCTGCTGAATTTGAGGAAGGTGGTAATCTTAAAGAAGAAGGTGCTGTAGATAAGTATTTTGCTCAACAAGCTGAAGGTATATTTAGACCAGGTTCAGCAACTACTAAAGAACAAGTAGAAGGTAGTAGACCTGGTGAGAGAGAAATAGATACAGACACGTTTGTAGATAGATCATTCCAAGATAAACCTACTGCAAAGAAACCTATGGACTTAACAGAAGCAAATGTTGCAATAGTAACAGATAAAGTTAATGATGTAGTAGACTCTATACCACCTCGAACACCTAAGAATAAAAGAGTTGAGTGGGCTATAAAAGAGTTCAATAAGAAGTATAAGAATGCAAGTGTTCACATGAGTGACGAAGAGATAGAAGTACGGATAACGTCACTAGTTAACTCAGTAAACCAATAAAGGGGTAAAACATGCCAGCAAGAGCACCTATTGGACTAGAGACAGCACAAGAACGTCTTGAAAGATTAAATAAACCAGTATTTTCACCTAGTATAGACTTAGACATACCAGAAGGGTACACAGAACGCTCTCAGGAGCCCATAGAAGCCTCTGTAGAGCCTGTAGATGATATTTCAAGTGACACTACTGACGAGCTTCCTCCAAGCTTTCTAGAGGGATATACTGCACGTTCTGATGTAGATGATGAAGAAGACTTCTTAGCAGGTTACACTGCTAGGGGTGAAGACCCTATTGAGATGTCAATGGACACACAAATGTCTCAGTTTATAGGTGATGATGGTTTAGTTGGTTTACCGATAGGTGTTGATGCTTATTCATATTCACAAAATGATATGTCTGAACGTGATGAGTTATACAATCCTATCTTCGATTATGTTGAAGACAGATTTGGTTTACAAGCAGTAGAAAACAAAAGTAAAGCAGACATTGTTGATACATTCCTAAACAGCAGACGTGGTGTTGCAGGGGGTAATACTATCAGAGGTGTATCTGAGATAGACTTCTTAATGGATGTAAAAGACGATCCAGAAAGACTGCTTAAAGCAGGTAAAGCCTATGCTATCTTCGAGGGCATGGAAAGCCTTACTGGAGATGGTGTTACTTGGAGAGAGTTTGGTGAGGGTGTCAAAGACTACACAGCATCAGTACTATTAGACCCAATCAACTTAGTAGGGGGTTTTCTAGGTAAGTTTATAGGTGGTGGTACTGTTAAGGTAGGCGTACAGACAGCTCAGAAAGCAGCACAGAAAGAAATAACTAAGCAGTTATTAAAGGGTGCTTCCGAAAAAGTAGCTGCTAAAGCAGGTACTAATGTTATATTAAAGACTTCTAGGCAAGTTGCTAAAGAAGGTACTGAAGAGATAGCTAAGTTCTCTGCTAATCTAGCAGCTAACAAAGGTATTCAAAAGGTAATGAATACATCAGCTCTAAAAGAAATAGGCACAGCCACAGCAGTCGATGCCGTAGCTAATGCAGGTATGGAGTATCTATATCAAAGAAGTTTGGTAGAGACTAACGTACAAGGTGAAATAAGTAAGGGTGCAGTAGGCTTAGCCGCTTTGTCATCAATGGCTATGGGCGGTATACAAGCAGGTGTAATACTTAAACGTGGTACATCTAACCAAGCTCTTGTTAATCAGGTAGTTAAAGAAGCTAACCCTAAAGACATGGTTAAGGAATTAAAGAAGTCATTAGAAGACTATATAAAGAGTGCACCAGGAGAAGCAGACGCTTGGGTAACTAAGGTAAAGAAGGGTGAGGACATCACTAAGGGTGACACTAACTTCTTCATTGATCTATTATTAGGTGTTAATGATGCTGATGGTAAGACTCAACTTAAAGGTCTAGCAGAGATCATGCAAGAGGGTGGTTACTACTTCGTTAAACGTGATGAAGATGACAAGATGTCAAACTACATTGCTGACTTTATGAAAACAAAACTAGACCAAGACGACATTAATGATATTATGTCTGTGTTTGGTGGTAAAGCTAAGCGTAAGAATACTAAGATTACACCTGAGACATTTGGTGATTCATTTGCTAACAAGATGAATGAGAGTGCTCGTAGTATGAACAGTGTTATGCAAGTAGCTAAGCGTATGGACAAGAGTATTGATGACTTAGACTTCAATGACTTTGTAGAAGATGCATTAGGTTTGACTATGCTTAGAGATATTACACTTGCTAAAGATAGATATAAAGGTAAGGGTAAAGTACTAGCTAACGTATCTGAGATACAGAACAAGTTTATTAGATCGCTAGTATCTCACCCATCAACTTCTGCATTAAACGTAGTAGGTTATGGAGCCGCCGCAGGGTTAGACACATCTGTAGATATAGTAAAAGGTTTACTGTATGGTGGTAAAGGTATGTTCCAACAAATAGCAGGTATGGCAAAAGACGGTGCTAAGTCAAGAGCAATAGGTAGGCAGCTAATACTATCATCTACTGTTGATCGTGCTAGGTTCTTACTAGACCCTGATATGACATACGCTGCTTACCAGAGTGCTCTATTAAAGAACACTGGTGCTATGGACAAACTAACACGTACACTATCAGGTGGTGTTGACGTTGCTAACACTACTGAGCAGATGGCTAAGCTAGGTGGTATGGGTAGTAAGCTACAAGGTGGTGCAGACAAGTATATTGATACTGTGCAATCTTTGACATTTGTTAATGCTCAAGATGCTTTCACTAAGTCACAAGAGTATGTAGCTCAGATGAACAAACAGGTAAGAACTACATTCAATCAGTCTTGGAATGAATTTTATAACAGGTCTGATATTACTCAGATCATGGCTACAAAACAGTATAAACAAATGGAGATGGACGCTGTTACTAAGGTACACGAAAACACCTTCTCTCAATCATATAAGAACAAAACTAAACTAGGTCAATTAGCAGGTATGATCGAGGATGCACGTAACATCCCAGGTCTAGGCTTTATGATACCGTTTGGTAAGTTTTTTAACAACACTATAGACTTCGGTGTTAAGAACACACCAGGTCTTAACTGGATGGCTAAAGCATCTGGTAAGTATAACAACAACTCTTATGCAGACTTAGCAGTAAGAGGTTCTGTAACTACAGGTATCATCTATACAATGTCATTAGACGAGAATGAGAACCGTAAGATGGGTCTAGGTTTATACGATGAAGTAGTAGATGGACAAGTTGTATCACAACAATACGATTATCCTATCTCATTATTCAAAGCAGCTTCTAGATTGTTATCTTATAACAGAGCAGGTGAAGAAGTACCACCTGAGTTATTAGCACAAGTAGGTAAAGACTTTGGTGGTGGAGGTCTAACACGTAACCTTACTAAAACTGTAGGTGAGTTTGCAGACTTCGGTACTGCATTACTTGAAGCAGAGTTTGTTAAGGCAGGTGGTGAAGCAGGTCAGATAGTATCAGAGATTGGTGCTCAAGCTTTATCTGGTTTCTTGAGACCTTTAGAGCCTGTTGATACAGCATTAGGTATGGCGTTAGGTAAAGACCAGTCACCTAAGGATACATCACAGGGTAATAAGTTTGTTGGGGATTCACTCAAGTACTTAGACACAACTGCTGAACTCTTAATGGGTCTCACAGGGTCTGATGCTATGCCTACTAAGATAAGTGCATACGGTAATGAAGGTGCTCAACAGTCTACTAAGAACTTTGGTGTACGTGTGCAGAACTTAACTAAC